GAATGGAGAGACAGATCCCGCAAACACCGATACGTTATGATTTTCGATAAGAGTTTAGATCTCTTATGGTCCAATAAGTCTAGTGTTCTCAGTAGTCAGTAGTTTACCATTGACTGTCTGGGAACTTTCTTTATAGTTCATCAACTCTCTCATATCATTTAAGAACTGTTGAAGATAGATTGGTTTCATCACTTCAATTTCTCTTTTACTTTCATTCAGTTGTGTTTCATATTCATAGTTTGAAACACCAGTTACAGGATTGATATCACTATTGACTGATCTATAATCAATGTTATCTGATTGTGGTCTTACACCAACATAGAAGTTAGTTGCAGAAGCATCATAAGGTGTAGGGATTGTAAAATTCTGATCAACTCTCTGACCACCAGGTAAAATCAATCTCCCTTTGTTATCTCTTACTTCGATTGTTTCATAATGATGAATAGCATTTAGATCTGTACCATACTTTGCTTCAGCATAACGATATAGATCATAGTTTCCTAATGGCCAATCGTTTCTAATATTTGTGATGCCAGCAGTTAATATAATAATCCAATCACGATCTGAAGAACCATATAATCTCTCCGCCATGGTATCAGGTCTTTCACCATCACGGATAGTATACTTATTAAAAAAGTTCGTGTTCTCTGCAATCCAATCTTGAATCTTTACTCTACGGAAGATATTCTTGATTCGAATATATTCTTGAGAAGAAACTTTGTGTAGTAAATTTGACTGATATAAAATATCAGGTAGTTCTCTAAAATAACTCATCAGAATCCTACTCCTGTTGGTTCGTCGTCGTAATCCTCAGCGTAAACTGGATTAATCTCTTTCATAGTGAGAGACATTCTAATATGAACTGGTGTCTTATCACTGTAAGTAGAATAAGTTCCAGATGCTGTATAATCAACAGAGATGTTTTCAAGGACACCAACTTTGAATTTATTCAAGAACGGATGATCTTGATTTCCATTAGCAATATATTGGAACTGGAATAAATCTGGAGAGTTGATGAATAATCCACCACCTTTCTTAGCAACTGTTGCCCTCTTGATTGTTCTGATTATATCTTTTACAATCTGTGCTTCTTGAGGATCTCTTGGAGTAAAATCAAAAACAAATGGAAATGTTCTAAGAGTTACATTACTGAAGAGAAGTTCTAAGTTAGACTGAAGAATCTGACCAGAAGAACGAGTAATCAGTGATTGTGGATTAACATTAGCACCAAGTTGATTGATTGCTTTTCCTGCGAGAACTGTTGTAAGAGCATCTATATCGGACTTGTTTATACCTTTAGTTGCCCCCTCAATCATTCTTCCAATTGCTCCAGCTGCCTTTCCTGGGTCAGTAATTCCTTTACTAGCAAGAGCCATTCCAGCAGCTTGAAGTGGATTCAAAGTATCTTCGGCATATCCAACAGTGAGTGAGTCTGTTACTTGCTGTGGAATTGGTAAGTAGATATATCTCGCATTTTTTTCTAATTCTTTTCCTACCTCTGATTCATTAAATCTATCAGACTTAGATTTTATTGGTGCAAAATTAACATCAGAACGAATTGTCTTACCTGATGCATCTTTTATGTCGGTAACCGTAGTAATATCATCTTTACCTGGCATATTTGTAACATTATTGTATATTCTAATCAGCAGCATATCCTGCGACTTATCAATCGCAGCAAGAGGATACCTAAGAATCCTAGGCATCTTAGGATCTAAAAAATTTTCACCTTTCTTGGCTAAATCGCTACCCATCTTGAAGGCAGACTTGGCATCAAAGTTAGATTTAAGATTTAAGTTATAATCTAGCATCCGACTAGTTTTTTAGTTATTTAGTCGCTTATTCATAAGTGACAGTCTAAGTACATCAGTTACCTCAGAACGATATACTTCATATACATCAGTTCCCACCTCACTCCATGTATATTGTCTTGGTTCTCTCCAGTGAGCACTGAATCCACGGAATCCCCACTGGAATACATCTGTGACTGCTATGAAAGGATTCTGATCATATAAAAGATTTGGCGTCTTAGCGTTGTAGATAAACAAATATAACTTTCCAGGTTGTATATCTCTAACTGAAGTTGGGGTCAAAAGTTCAAGAACTTCTAACATTTTATCATCAGGATCTTTGAGACCTGTTAGATCATTGACAACAGAACGGATTCTGTTTACATTAGTATCTGTATCTGTTGGTCGTTTCGCCATTAGTTGATACCTAGTTCTTTCTCCGTCATTACTTTGAACTCCCACATTCTGTCTCTACAGAATTCTCTTGCTGCTTCCCACTTTGCCTGATTTTTAGCATACTCATATGCTTCACTCAGATACTTTTTAGTCTGCCTCTTTGGTTTGGGTGGGGGAGAGCACTGTCGAAGTGGTTTAACTTCAATCAATGATGATCTAACTCTACCGTTGATGTCTTTGTATTTGATAAAGAAGTCTGGGAAATACCTGTGGATCTTATTATCAATAGGAGAACGATATGGAATGCAGAACTCTTCAGACTGCCATTCTAATATATTTTCGTTCTTATCACAGTAAACCATGAACTTGCGTTCCCAAAGAGAACGGTATATGATATTGGTTGGATCACCCTTATATTTCTTTGGATAAGAGGGTTTATATTTTCCCTTATATGACATCTAAATAACTAAACAATCACCTAAGAGTATTTAGAGTGCCTAGACCATTTCCGAAAAAGATATCGCAGATAAAACCAACATTAACTGAAGTAGCACAGACCTCTCATTTTGTTGTTCAGTTTGGTGGTCTAAGTGGAAATTTAAGAACTCATCTCCGTGATAGAGGGATGAATGATAGATTTATCACTGATAATCTTAGTTTGCTTTGTAGTAGAGCATCACTTCCAGGTAGTGGAATTGCTACTGCTGATGTAGTCGGTAACTTTACTGGGGTTGCTGAGAAGTTCGCACACACTAGAACTTTTGTCCAAATGGATATGGAGTTCTATGTTGATAATGCTTACAGATCATTAAAGTTCTTAGAGCACTGGATGGAGTTTATCTCTTCTGGTAGTGAAACTAAAGATGGAGTCAATCCACTTCGAAAGGGTTACTACTTCAGGATGAGATATCCAAGTGAGTATAAGTGTGACGAAACTAGAATCGTCAAGTTTGAAAGAGATTATAAGAGATATATTGAATATAGATTCTTTGGACTGTTCCCAATCTCATTGAATGCAACACCAGTTTCATATGAGGGTTCAACAATCCTGAAGGCATCTGCTTCATTCCATTATGATAGATATTACTCTGGACAATCTCGCTCAATTAATGAATTCATTGGTGATAGTAATAATCTAGTAAATCCAAATTTTTCTGGATTATTCTCTCAAGGTTCAAAAGATGTTTATAGTGCATCGTTCAGTGATGCGTTTAATCTTCCCAATGACCTTGGTTTAAAAACATCAAGTTTCTTGAATTCGAATAATTATGCGAATCTTTTTAATGTTAATCCAGACACTTCTATATTAACTAATACTCAAATCAGTAATTCCAATTTTACATCATCTAATGATGCTAGTGCTAGAGGTCGCAATTAACCCCACTAAATAATTTTACTGATGTGCATGAATTGTAATGCCTTTACCAAAGATTGCTACACCAACCTATGAGTTGGTGATACCTTCGACTAAGAAGAAGATTAAGTATAGACCATTCTTAGTTAAGGAAGAAAAGGTTTTGATCGTCGCTATGGAAAGCGAAGATACAAAACAGATTGCTGGTGCAGTCAAAGATGTAATCAAGAACTGCATCCTCACCCGTGGAGTCAAAGTAGAAGAACTCTCTACTTTTGATATTGAGTATTTGTTCCTCAACATTCGTGGTAAGTCTGTTGGTGAAGAAGTGGAAGTTCTTGTGACTTGTCCTGATGATGGAACCACAAAAGTTCCTACTGTGATTGATTTGGATTCTATTCAGATTCAACATGATGAAGAGCACTCAAGAGACATCAAACTTGATGATCAATTGACTCTTAGAATGAGATATCCTTCAATGAATGAGTTTATCCAAAACAACTTCGTTGTTGCTGATGCTGGTGTTGAAGACACTTTTAGTATCATTATGTCCTGTATTGAGCAGATTTATAATGAAGAGGAGTCGTGGTCTGCTGCTGACTGTACTGAGAAGGAACTGAAGGACTTTATTGAACAGTTGAACTCTAGGCAATTCAAAGAGATTGAAACTTTCTTTGCTACAATGCCTAAACTCTCTCACACTGTTGTGGTCAAGAATCCCAACACGGGAGTAGATAATGAAATCGTATTGGAGGGTCTAGCAAGTTTTTTCGGGTGAGTATGGCTCATACTGACCTTGAGTCATACTTCCGAATCAATTTTGCCTTGATGCAGCATCATAAATATAGCTTGACAGAGTTAGAAAATATGATACCGTGGGAGAAAGAAATTTACCTTGCTTTCCTCCAACAGTATATTGAAGAAGAAAACCTAAAGGCACAACAGCAGAATGGTTGAGATTTCCCCAATATTCGGTAGAGGACCAAGAATGTCCGCTGCTGCCTATACAGGCAGAGCGGTTGCTCCTGCTGCCGTAGAGGATGCTGCTGAGTCTAAAGCACTTATCACAAAGAACTCATTACAACTTGGTGTTGTATCTACACAGATACAGAATCTTACTGCCCAGATGCAGTCATTAACTGGTTCTCTTCAAGTTATTGGCACTCAGATTACTGCATCAAGAAGACTTCAGGAACAGAAAGATAATCAAGATCAAGAATTAGAAAGAAGACTTTCTGAGCAGAAACTTAGAGAAGGAAAAGAAAGTCAGATTGAGAAAAAGATACAAGCAGCAGCATTAGCACCTGCTCAAAAGATTGCTAACAAAGCACAGTTTACATTGGGTAGACTTCAAGATTTCTTTGTTGCTATTCTTGGTGGATGGTTGTTGAATCAAGGTGTTCAAACCTTGAAGGCATTGAGTGAAGGAAATAAAGATAAGTTAAATGAAATCAAAAATAATGTTCTTAAAAATCTTGCAATTATAGGTACTATATACGCAGGAATCAAGTTAGGTCTTGCTGCTCTCCTGGGAACATTCTCTGTCCTTGGTGTAAAACTATTAGCAGTTGCTGCCGTTGGACTTTTCACAAAACCAGGAAGACAATTACTTTCGTTTATTGTAGATGCTGGTAAGACAGTAGCAAATGCTCTTGCCGAATTTGCTGGATTTGATCCAATATTTGAGGTTGGAGATGGTGAAAAAGAACCAGAACCAGAACAAAATCCTGACGCTGATGCAAACACAACTACAACTACAGATGCTACAGATAATGTAGAATCCAATCCTGAAACACCAGACTTAAAACCAGAAACGCCAAAATCTGAAGTAGAAACTGAAAGTGGTAAAGGGGATCTTGGTAAAGGTGGTCTTTCACTCAATAATGCAACCAATGCTATAGAGTCTTTAAAAGATTCTGCAGATCTTACAGCAAGAATGTCGAAAGACTTGCTTACATCGATGGCAAAACAAGGCGATGCAGAATTAGATCCTGCAGGTCCAACGAAAGAAGCAGAATATGGTCAAACAAAATTAACAGTTGATGTTGGTAATGGTGAGGTTGATCTATCAAAACCTATGGGTTCGGAAGCGAATCTATCAGGTCAAAAAGTTCTTGACCCAGAAACCACAGAATATATCAAACAAGAACAGTATATTGGTAAGTATGGAACTCTTCCACCATCAATGTTGGAGTCAATGAATAAGAGTAAAACAGTTGCACAAAATGTATCGCAACCAGTTGCTGAACCTGGTGTAACTGTTATACCCATGCAAACTCCATCAAATGAACCACAAACAGCAGCAGCACCTGCTGCTTCTGGTCCTATTGGTGGTGTAGAAAGTTATGCAACCAACAATGAAGATAATATCTACACCTTTGGTGCTATTTCTAACTTCAATGTATTAGGAGTCTGATGGCTAAAATAAAAACTTCTCTATTAAAAAATAGTAATAGTATAGAAGGAATTCAAAATTCCATCAATGCCTTTGGTGCTAGTCTTCGCGCCGCAAATAGTGCGTCATCTGTTATAATAAAAGAGTTTACTGAAGGTAATCGCAATCAAAAGCGTGCTATAATTAAAAAGCGTGAACTTTATGGGAGAAGAAGAGAAGCAGTTAGGAGGAGAGAACAAGAAGATCAAATTGAGGCATCTAGAGTAGGTGGTATCTTCCGCAGAACTACTAAGGTCATTGGAAGTAGCACAAAAGGATTCCTTGGAAGAATTATGGACTTCATTGGAACTATTTTAGTTGGATGGGTTGTTACAAGTCTTCCTGTTATTATTAAAACAGTTCAAGATTTAACTCAACGCATACAACAAGCTGCTGGTTTACTCAAAGGATGGTATGAGGGAACAGTAAATTTCTTTACAGGATTTACTTCCAATCTTGGTGATATCTTTACTAAACTTGTTAGTTTTGATTTCTTTGGACAAAAAAAGATAATCGATAAAGGTGTAACTAAGTTACAGAATGGTGCTAGAGCATTTGAACAAGACTTTAGAAATATGATTCAAATGCTTCAAGATTTTGATCTATTCAAGATTATTGGAAATTTTGCTAGAAAAATTCTTGGTCTTCCAGATAAACCTGGATCCCCTGGTTCTGGTCAACAAGGTCAACAAGGTCAACAAGGTCAACAGGGGCAGCAAGGTCAAGAAGGATCTGCATCTCTTCCTACTGGTGGAACACTTGATGCTAAACAAATCGTTCAAGTAGCGAGAGCAGCAGGTATCCCAGAAAAAGATGTTCCTCTTATGACTGCTATTGCTTTAGCAGAGTCTGGTGGTAAAAGTGGAGCGCACAATACAACATATCCTGACAATTCATATGGTTTGTGGCAGATTAATATGCTTGACGAACCTGGATATATGTTAGGTGAAGAA